ATTGTTAATTGAAGCTTCTTCTGCAAGTTGTTCATCGCTATCTGCCGCGTATTTTTGTTTTGCTAGTACTGCTCTTTGATTTACGAGAGCAAGTCTTTTCTCTTCTATTTGGAATTTTTTCTGCTCTACATCTTGTTCTTTCTTTGCTTGAGCTCCAAATCCTGTTGAACCATACATACTGTTAAATCCAACATTTCCTATCTGTGCTGCTAATGCTTTTGAGTTTTCATTAAGAGTATCTTTTTTCAGTTTTAAGTTTATAGCTGCTATATCTAATTGTTTTTGTTGCTCTGCATTTAGTATTTTTTGAACTTCTACCTCTTTTGTGACTGTTGCTACTTTATCTTCCGCAAGCTCTACTGCATATTCAGCATCTTGTACTTGCTCTTCTAGTATGCCTCCACCTTCAATATATTTATCAATTTCAAACTGAGCATTCTCTCCAAATTCCTTTTCAAAAGAAGCTCTTGTTTTATTGCCCTTCATTTTTAAAGCAGTTACTACGGCTTCAGCATTTGCTTGATCTTGTTTTGCTCGTGTTAATTTTTCATTTACTTTTAGCATGCCTGTAACTTCTATCTTTGCTTTTTTCTCTGCTATTGTTCTTGCATTTGCATGGTCTAAGAAAGTTCTTGCGTTCGTTTGTTGAGTTGTTAATATTTCTTTTTCCTTTGATACAATTCCATCAAGTTCTGTTTTGAAATCTTGCAGTGCTACTAAATGGGCAGCGTCTGCTTCATTCTTAATCCTAGCAATGTCTGCTTCGTCTTTATTAAGAGTATTAGGGTCATTTTTTACTTCGCCTCCCATTTTTGTTCGACTAATTAGAGCTTCCTGTGTTATTATCATATCATTTAAAGCTTTTCTTTGATTCTGTAAAGGCATACCTTTTCCACTCATACTTGTTAAAGATTGTTGAAAACTTTTGCTAACTTCTCCATATCTTTTTACTCTTTCAGTTAGATTATTAAAAGCACTTTCCTGATTTCGTAAATCGTCAATTTGCTCTTGGCTTAAATTACCATTATCTTTAAGAACTTTATAGTAATCTGCATACGTCTTCTTTAAGGGGCCTACTGCTCCTTTTTCGAGTTCCTTTATAGTCTTTAAATTATTTTCATAAGTTTCCTGTAGTTTTTCATCCGCAAAACTATTTTCTTCTAGTAATGCAATTTCTTCTTTTCTTGTATCAATTAACTTTTGATGCTCGGCTATTCTTGCTGTTAAATTTCTTGCTTGACTAGAGCCTTCTTCAGCGCCTGCTAAACGTGTAGATTTTTGATCTATCATTGCCTGTACGTTTGATATATGTCGCATTTTGTCTGCAATTTCATCTGCATTAGTATTACTACCAGACTTAAATAAATTAACATTTCCGCCATCTTTATTTAAGATTCTTTCTTGCTTAAATTTAAAATCTTTCATTTTTTGAAGAGAATTAGACATATCAGCAGACTGTACCATATTACCAAACTGGAGAGTAGTATCTAGTCCACCTTTTACAAGACCTTTACTTCTAACTTCGTTCATTCTTTCTAGTTCTGTGTTTAAAACTTTTTGGAGTTTTATTTGCTCTTCTATATTATCTGTTAGTTTTTCTTGTTCTTCATCTACTTTTCTGAAGTGATTTATTAGCCCCATAACAACGGCACCTATCATAGCTAGTACTCCAAGAACACCTGCAAAACTTAACAGTTTAGTCATAAGGCCGGAAGCCATTCTAGTAGCAGCGACCATCATAACACTTGCTTTTTTCTGTATTAAAACCATTCTTGCTTGTTGTAGTTTAAAGAAGCTTGTTGTTTTTGCGTACTCTCCTCTTTTCTTACCTTCACTTACTGCTAAAGATCTTTCTTGCATTTTTAGATGTTTAAACATTATTTGTCTTTCTTGTCGAGTATAGTTTATGTAATCACCTTTCTTTTGTGCTAACATTTTCTTATGAGAGGCTATTTGTTTTGCATTCATCTGGTTATACATTGCACCAACTTTCTTTTGACCTTTCTTGTCTCGCATCATATTAATGCTACCCATAGATGAATCTCTTGTTGTTTTATTATCTTTAAAGTTTAATTTATCGAATTCACTCTGCGCACTTTTTACAGATTTAGTAGCCAGTTCCATATTATCTTTAGCGGCTTGTCCCATTGCTGCAAAATTAGGCAAAATTGTTTTAACGATTGGAAGTGCAAAAAGCCCTAGTGCTGCTGTAAGAGCATATACATTATTAGAAAGAAATCCTAATAAGGGTAGTAAAACTGTACCAATTCCTACTTTAAATTTATTGAGTAAATCATCAAACGCTACTGCAAATTGCTGTAAAGCAAAAGCAGAAGGATCCATAATTTCTGCGATCTTACCAAACTTTGATTCAGCTTGATCTAGCACTTCATTAGCGATAGCTTGCGATTTTTCAAATTGATTTAATTGTTCTTTACTTTTACCTATTTGGTCTGCATAAGCTCTAAGAGCAGGGTCTAGTCTAAGTATGATACCTAGTTCGTCTAGTAATTCTGGTTCTGCTTTTGTTATACCTCTTGTAAGACGATTGAATGAGTCTGTTAAGTCTCTACCAAGAGCAAGGGAGGTATTCTTTGCTGCTTTACCTATTTCTGTTATTTGAGACCTAGATAGTCCTGCAGCAGTACCAATAGCAACGGATTGAGCTGCTTCGGAAAATCTTAACTGTCCTTCAGTAGCAGCCTGTACACCTAAAGTGTATGTTTTTAGTGCGGTACCTGTGACGGCACCAAAAGACTCTTGTCCTGCAATTAAGTTTTTATAATCTACAGAGTTAGATAAGAATTGGAACGCAGCTGTAACAGCAAATACTTGAGCAGCTAAAGTAGCATAAATAGGTACAATACCTCCGCTAATTCCTTGTTGCATTTTTGAGAAGTTTTTAGTTTGGTTCGAGGATTGTCGGGTAAGTCCCTTACCTGCACGATCGGCGCCCCTTTGAGACGTAGCTAATGCATTAAAACCACCTGCGGCTTTTTTGACTTTCTTCTGAAGATCTTTTAGAGTATCTCCATCACTAAATTCAATGGTTATTTGATTTTTCTTATTTGCCATTATCCTTTTTTCTCTGCGCTTTTACGTTTGCGTTCAAGCTCTTTGTTAATTTTAGTAGTATTTCTAGCTTCTATATGTTTAAGAAATACCAATACTACTTGTCTTTTTTCAATTTCAAATATATTTAGTATTGATTCTAGAGCGGAATAGTTCTTTCCTATATATCCGCCTTCTATCCAATTGTCTGGTAAAAAATCGTGAACTAAAAATGCTTCCTGAACTTCTTTTGGAAACTCACTCCTATCTGGAGGCATCTTCATTGGGTCAGGTTCTTCACCTGTTTGTTCACATATTCTTAAGTATGTTTCGAGAGGTAACATATCCTCTCTATAAAACGCATCTAATTTTGCAAGTATTAGTCTTACTTGCTCTGCGTAAAATTTTCTAAGTCACCTACTGTTTCTGTGACCCAAGTGTCAAAGTCGGATGCGTTTTTCATTAGTATCTCTGCATCTTCATGTGAGTATGTTAGCTCATCTTCTTTGTTAACACCTTGTAAGTTTACAAGTAACATTTTTTCTAGGTACTTATATTTAAGTCCATTCCAGCCTTTAATTACTGATTTACAATATTCGACTAAAAATTTGTCATCGTCTAAGACTTCTTCAAATGCTCTTGTTTTCTTGTTAAATTTCTGGGAAAGACATCTTGATCTTAGTTTGACCAATTCTTCTCTCGCTAAGTAACATAAGTCTACTGTCATTCCTGGAAACTCCGGGTAGTCTATAGTTACTGTTTTGCTTGGAGTTAATAAACTCGCTAGTGATACTGTTTTCTTTTCTTCTGTCATAATGATTCCTGGTTAAAAGTGGGGGAGGGTTACTCCCCCTTTGTTAATATTAGCTACCAGTATAAGTTACTTTTGCTTCAAAGTTGTTTGCAGTAGTTGGATCTACTGAAGCCGGTAAAGCATGGAAGCTTGTTTCTAATGATATAATATCATCAATAGAATGGCTTGGTACTTCAAAGTGACAATTTGGTAAATCAATTTGTAACTTTGGAGCTGAAGTTCCACCTATTTTAAATACTGTATTAAAGCCATTGTTAATTTTGTCTGTGGCTTCGATTAAGTCTTCAAATAAGTCAGCACTTCCGCCTGCTTCTCTATTTAAGTAACATGTAAAATTACCTGATACGTTTCTTGTTCCTGTAACGTGCCCTAATGGTTGGTTAACGATTCCTAACGTTTCTGGTGTTAAATATGTTATGTTGTTTTCCATAGTCACATTTCCACCTGTTAGTACTACATTGTATGCTCCACCACTGGCTCCTGGGAAGGTTGATGTATCAGAGGTATTTGTTACTGATAATTGGGTTAATCTATTTCTAATAAAGTTACTCGTGCCTGTAGTTGCCTCTGTAATCTCGGTGGTGATTGTGCTCGGTAAAGATGCTAAATCTTGTATTATCGATGCAAAACCTGACCATGTGATAGTAGCAATACCATCTATATCAAAATCAATAGATGCAGAATTTACAACTGCATTTTTTAATCTATAATATGTAGGTCCTGTTACACCTGATCCACCTGCTGCTCCGCCCATCTCAAAGAACAAATCAAATGTTCCTAAAGCTGCGACTTCTGAATCAACAAAATCAACAATCATACTGGTAGTACTATTGTCAACTCCCTTGTTCCATACTGCTACAGAGGTGTCGTTTGCTGAAGCGGTAAATGTAGGTGCTGATGCAAAGTTAGCCCAAAGAGCTTCTTCTACTGCGTGATGAATCAAACTTGTATGTTTTTCCCATCCACCTGCAGCATCCGCTACTGCTCTAAAAGGTCTTACATAAGTTTGAAAAGACCATTCTGCAGGTGCATAAGAATCAGTAAACATTTGTCTACTTCTTCTAGTCTTACCAGCGCTATCCGACATTTCTGCTAGAGTAATTTCACTTGTGTTTGTGCCTTGTGAGAAACTGAATCCATCTAATACAGGTATTTTCCATGAAGTTGCTGCAGTAGATCCTGCGTCATTCACGCCCATCATTAAATAGACCTCGGTATCTCGGCTAAAATAAAATTTGTCTGCCATTTTTTTCTCCGTTTTTTCTTGTAAAGAGCCTTGACAAATTATTATTTATCGTAGCTGTTTACTCTCTAGTATTGAATCTCCATTAATATCTCGCCGATACCTAAAGGATCCATAACACCTTCATCGGTGTCTATACTAATTATTGTGGTTTGCACGGTTCTTTGTGCTACACCATTTTTATCATAATAAGTAAGAGGATCTTCTGCTTCAAGAACTGTTTCCAGGTCTTCAAGTAAAGCATCTAATGCTCCTACTGCGTCATCGTTATCCTCTACGTAACATCTTAATGTTATAGTAAGATAACGAAACTTAAATCCACCACCATCATATGAACGAATCTCACGACCCGCATTTAGATGAACTGCTGGAAACTCTTTAACTTCGTCCCAGAATGTAAGTCTTGGACTACACTCTGCAACTGCAGTTTGGTACTCACCGGTACCGTCAATTCTTTCAATAATATCTACCAAAGCATTAACAATATTTTGTCTTCTTGTCGTATATAATCTTGTTATCGTTTGCTCTGGCATTATTCAAATTCCCTTGTTAATCCTGAAACCGTTTGGCCTCTCATGTTCACTGCTACAATCTCTCGTATGCTTTTCCCTATTATATGTCTTGGGTCTCTATACTGATTTGCCCAAGGTGCTCTACCATGTCCGGGTTCAAATACTCCATACGGACGTTGTGGGTAAGTATATCCAATATATAAACCTCCTCTTGGTCCTACTACTACATTGTCTACCTTAGCACTACTTGCGAATTTTCCTGTCTGATTATTCAATCTAGGAGAACCCATGTTTGCTTCTATAGCTCTTGGAAGTATATTGTTTATCATATTTTTAATTAATAAACCTTCCTTATCCATTCTAAATCCTGGGCCCATTTGAGCACTTGCTCTTTGACCTTTAGACATTTTACTCATAGGAGGGCTAGCTACTTGTGAGGCGACTGTTTTTGTTGTTACCTTGTCTGCCCCTTTACGCATTACTTCTATAGCTTTTCCTATTTTCTTCGTTGCCCTTATATTCTCTAAATTCTTACTGAAACTTATCTTTGTCTTTGTTCCTTTTCCTACTCCTGCCATTTGAGCATTTGCTTTACGCATCTGCTTTCTTGCTTCTTGTTCCATGATTTCGACTGCTTTATCATCACCAAAATCAGAAAACTCATCAAATATATCTGGAGAGTCTGATGCGAAAGCTGCTATCTCTTTTCTAGGGACTTTGCCGTCTTCCATAGCTTTTATCTTCTTCTTGAGTGCCGAATTAAAGTGCTTTCTAAATACACTCTCAAACTCTTTTCCATCATCTTTATCTGGTTTACCTCCTTGCTTAGTATTAGGAGCTATAATAAACTCAATAAAATGATTTCTATGTATACTGTTCTTAGTCTTTCTTTTATCTATTCTAGAATTAATCTTTGCATGTAAATAACCTTGTACTGCTGATACTAGGAAAGATATCCACCACTCATCATTACTTACTGTATCATTCATGGCTTTAATTATTGAAGTCTGCATATTATTTCCTGCTGACCCTGGTCTATTCACTACATTCCCTTGTCCTGGAAAAGCCATTTGACCTCCTGATTGTTGGTCTCTTTCTAATTCTTTTCCATGTTCTGCAATAATTCTCTTTACATAAGTTTTCTTTTTTGCCCACTTGTTTAAAGGTCTCTTTAAACTAACAACGGCATTTTGGTACCATTTCTTAGAAGCTTTACTAGTGTTCTTAACCTTAATGATTATAACTCCAGCTTTAGACGTTCTACTTTGTTTTGCCCAAGTACGAGGTCTACCACTACTATACCACTTTCGTATAACTGCTTGAATTTCTTTCCAGTCTTTATCAAATGTTTTATCTATAGCTTTTCCAAGTGCTTCTTTATCGGGACCTTTATAGTTATTTAGTGCTTCCGTTTTAAATGCGTGTAACCAGTCTTCTCTTCTTATAGTTATTCGCATTTGCTGAATACCAGTAGCATCTCTACCTTGAAAACTCTTTAAAAAATCTTGTAAGTATTTTTTACGTTGACTTCTCACTACACCACTACTCTATACAAATCAAGCACTCTTTTAATGTGGTCTGGAAAATCAGTATTGTTCCTTACACTTGATGAGCCTTGTTGCTCGAGTGTAGCTCCCTGTATTGTTCTTCTAGACTTGTGCTCGTCTCGTAAGTAGTATGTAATTAAATCATGTACGGCCAATTTAAGATCAGAAGGTACAGCTGAGTAGCCAGATCGATATTTGATTTCTACTGCGCCGAACCCTTTTTGAAAGCTTTTGCTTCCATTTCCAGTAACCCTTCTAACAGCATCAAATGTAGTATCTACATAATAATCCTGATTCACAACAAGTGTTGTGTAGGTTTCTGTTGGTCCTGTTCTTTCTTTAACTGAAGTAACACTTACTAGAGGACTTTCACTTACTATTATAATTGAGGTGTTCTCTGTAATATTTACTACTTCTGTTTTATCTGTAGAGTAATAATCAACAAAACTTGTTCCACAATATCTTTTAACTAATTCTGATATTTGTGGGACTAAAATATTTAGGCGATCGTCATCTTTAGCTCCAGTGAGCCCTTCTGCATCCTTATAATCTTGTACTGTTACTAAATCCGCCATATTAAAATTGTGGGGATTTTAGGAACCCCCACGAAAACCTTTATTAGCTTAAAATTAAGCGTTTTTGTAGTTTCTGATAACTACTGAACCTGCACCTGGAACGATATTGTCAAATCCAAGTCTTTGTGAAGCCACAAGTACTCTTCTTTGATTTTCTACGTCATAGTCTGATTCAATTGTAACGCCTCTTAATCTAGGCATAATGAAGTTTCTAGCATATAATGCTACAGCATGAGTTTTTGAAGCTGCTCTTGCTGCGAACTCATCACAGATCAATACTCTTGATCCGAAGACTTGTCCTAACTCACCAGATAGTTTAGTTGCCATGTCGCCAACTACGTTAACGTCTTGGAAATTAATATCTTCTAGTAAGTTGTAGTATCCTTCTTGTGATACGATATATACCACATCTGCTGGATTAACACCATATTTACCCATAGACTTTCTCATCTCTAGTAGTTCAAGAGAAGTAAGTTTGTCAGCTGCAAAAGCTTCTGTACCTACTATTGCTTTAGAAGCATCAGTAGCTTTATGTACTAAACCATCAAATGGTGTTGAAGCTCCGTAAGCGCCTTGAGCATTGTTACCAAATAAGATAGCATTCTCAATTCCTCTTGCATGTGATCTAACCATTGATTCTCTGATTAATGGTAAGATTGGCATGATAGCATCTTCTTCTGTTTCATTACCAATGAATGATTTAGAAATTAGTTTCTTAACAGTTAATACTTTTTCTGTTAAGTCAATCCCGCCTCTGTCACCAGTAGTTACATAAGAGTCGCCTCTTTCTGATAAGTTACCATGTGGTGAAGCACCATCACCTGTTCCAGCTGCTGCTACGAATTCAGCGTAACCTGCGTCTGGTAGGATTGGCATAATCATTGATGCACTAGTCATTTGAATTTCTCTGAATAGAGGAGCTAATACTAGTTCGTTCTGAATGTCTCTCTCAACACCTGTTGATACTACTTGCTCGTAGTCATTAGATGAAAGTGCAACACCTGAATCAGTATTTACTTTTTCTATAACGCCTTGTCCAAAGTTAGTAGAGTCTAGTCCTTTTTTACCAGTAATAACTGAAAGAACTTTAGCGTCCATTAATTCACTTTCATGAGTTTTTTTCCAATCAGTGTTTCCTCTTTCTGAGAATATTCTTTTTGATTCTCTCATTTTCATGATTTCTTCTGATTTCTCAGATAAATCTTTTTGTAGTTCTGATACTACGTTGTGAAGATCTTCATTTTTCTCTGATAATCTCTTCTCAACATCGTTTACTAGTCTTTCAGCACCAGATAATCCAGCCTGAATAATAGTTTTTTGTTCGTCCTCTTTTTGGTCTTGAACAGCCTTTGCTTCAGCTTCAATTTTAGCAGACTTTTGAACTTCTGCGTCATCTTTAGCTTTTTGCTCTGCTTGTTGCATAGCAATTGAAGTAGCAGTTTTCTTTGCAACTTCTTCAGCAAATGCCTTCAGATCAAACTCTGGACTTATATTGTCATTCGACATATCTTTCTCCATAATATCCGCATTTGCGGCACTTGGCTGCTCAGTTTTGTCAGTTATAACTGACTCTACAGAGTGAGCCTTGTTGAATTGTGCTTTAAACTTCTCATAATCCCCATCGCTGTCAAAAGACTTAGCAATAGAAAAAGTAGCCGTTTGGTTAGCTGGTATGCTTACCACCGATACTTCAAGAAGTTCTGCACTTTTAATTAAAAATCCGTCAGTTTCTTTGTTATAATCAGCATCCTTGACTTTGAAACCAACGGAAAAGGCTCCAAGAACACCATCTTTTATCAGGTCTACGATATCACCCGCAGACTTTGAAATTTTTGCTTCTAACTCTAAACCATTTTGAGTAACATCGCAATATTTTGCTCTACCAATTGGTCTATTATAGTCATGATTGAAAAGAATAATAGGGTTGCCTGAATAATTGTCTAGGCCTCCTTCTTTCCATGCGTTGTGATCGATTACATCACCAGTTCTATCTAAAGCATTAGTACTTGCTAATCCTTTTATTACGATAGATCCATCTTCATCAATATTGGATTTCTCAAATGTACTAGAAATATGAAATATTTTTTTCATTATTTTGTATCCTTTTTAACAGCTGCTTTCTTAGCTGGCTTGGCTGTCTTCTTTTCGACAACAGGCGTTACCTTAGTAGATATGCCTTTATTCATTTTAGAGAATAATTCTGGATGGTTAGTTCTTATAAGTAATTGTATTCTTGACCAACTTCCAAATTGTTTTCTTAGCATCCAAAAGTTTGCTGGAACATCTTTTGCTCTTTGATACTCGTTCATAGAGTAAAACTTTCCTTTTTCTCCCATCCATTCTGCCATGCTTTTTATAATTGCTACTTTATTCATTGTTTTCCTCTGTTTCTTCTGGGGGTCTCCCACCTTGTTCTGGGTTTGCAGCTGAGCCTGCTATATTTGCAGGTACTCTAGGCTCATCAAATCCATCTACTTTTTCTAATCTTAGGGCTTCTCTAGCTTCGTTAGGAGCCATAATACCTGTGTTAACAAGTGTTGCATAATAAGCAGCTTGATCTCTAAGCTCAGGCTGTAATGCAGGTATTCCTGATACATTCTCATTTGCTTCAAAACCAAAGTATCTTTCTAATGCATACTTAAACTTTTTAACTATAGGAAGTACTGTTTCTAAGTAGTACAACCTATGATTAGGTCTTATATTTGCGTTATTACCACCATCCATTAAGATTGGAGGTACGCCCATCGCTTCTAGTATTATTCTTTCACAAGACTTAATTGAATCTTGAAAGTCTAATTCTTTAAAATTTATATTTGTTAGTTTATCTACCTCTAAACCACCATCAAGAACTAAAGGTCTTCTACCTCCAGATACCGGATTGTATCTTGCTGTCCATGATTGTAACATTCTCTCTTTTATTTTCTCTGAAAGAGTGTTAGGACTTTTAAGTACTAGTCCTGGTACTGCTCCGTTTTTGAAGAAGTTATCCTGGAAATGTCTTAAGTTTGCAAGTAAGTTCATTGTTCTAAACGCAGGCTTAAGTCTAGGCACTCCTCTGTAAATGGAGTGAAAGCTATTTTCTTTTATATGAATGATTTCGTTAGGTTGAAAATCGATACTACTGTCAAATTCATACTTTTCGACGTATTCTTTTTCGTCTGTCAATATTCTCATTTTGTCAGCAGGTAGATGGTATAAGTGTAGGCCATCATAGTATATAAATATATTACCATCTAGTAATAAGTCTATAACAAGATTTCTTTTGAAAGTTCCTACATCTTGATAAGGATTAGGCTCAAAGTTTAGTAGTAAGTTAACTCGTGATCTTCTAATATTCTTAAGAACAGGGCTGATACCAAGTATCTTGTCTCCTATCTCAAAAGGAATTTCAGCAACGTCATCAACTATCATGTTTACACTACGATTTACTACTTCTAGCTTCTCATATGCGTCTCTATAATTAGTAACAACTTCACGAGATTCGACACTAATGCCTTCGTCTCTAGAAATAATATATTGAGCAGGGTTAGATTTCTCTCCCATGCTTTTATTTCCACCTGTTATAAAATCATACCATGCCATGTTTGTCTCTTTGAATCTCCACCCATCTTTCTTGTTTCTGTGCTGTTATAAGTTTTGGTTTTTTCCCATAAATTGAGTGTAACTTCAAGTGATGTTTATGGCATATAGTAACAGCTTTATTATATACTCTATCAAAGTTCTCTTTTATAAATTCTTCTCGTAATTCGAGAATCTGTTCTTCTGTTGTTATCTTTAGGTTATTCTTTCTCATCCATTCTTCTAACAACTCTGTCAATGAATAGAAATGATGAAAGTCTAAATTGTCTTGACTTCCACAGATAAAACAATTATCTGTTTTCTGATACCTGGACTTTGCCTTGTCCCGTATATATTTTATGAGATCTCTCTTTAATTCCACTTTATAATATCAATTATATCAACTATACAACCAAAAGTCAAGAGTTATTTTTGACATGCTAGAAAGTAGTCGCAGTTGTTTCAAAAGAATATAGAGCGTACCTCAATGCATCGGCCATGTGAGACGCTTGATTGTGCTTTGGTTTCTCTTTCAACAAGTTGGGATTTGGATCCCATTGATACTGGTCTAGACACATCAATGTTTCTGAACACTGTTGGTCTACAATTAATTGGTTATTATCAACTACAGTTGCTACTTTACCAATGCCATCAAGGACTGATTTCTTAGCATTTATAGTAGTAATATCGTAGTTCTGTGCAAAGTCAAAACGAGTTTGTTGAGCGGCGGAATCAATATAGATATAATCTATACTCCATTTGCTAACTAATTTTCGTATTTCAATTGCGTGTTGTTCGGTGGTTCTTTCTGCATCTAAGTATTCATCGACAACATAGTACTTCTGTTCATCCCAATCATATGCGATTACACAGAAGGCTGTAGGGTCTTTGTACCCGACGTCAAGCCCGGCAAACACATCCATCTTTCTTGTCTCAAATTGAGCTAAGTCGGATATACATGTTTCATGATCAAAGGCCCATACTTGTCCTTCATAGATATTAAAGTCTGCTTCATATTCTTGGCTAAATTCAGCCTCTGACATACTAATTCTTGCTTCTTTAATATCTTGTTCTGATAATCTGGGATTTTCATGATAAGTTGCTCGTAAAGATGCCCACTCTGGGAACTCATCGCTGAATCCTCTGTAATAAAAGTCAGCAAACCAGTTATTCCTACCCCTAGGAGTAGAAATGAATATTGCTTTTGAATTTTCTTTATCCAGTGTTGGACGTAATGCAACGTTAAATGCATCCTTTCCATTTACGAGAGCTGCCTCATCAAAAATAATTAAATCGTAACTTCTACCGACCACTGAATCAACCTGATTTACAGATCCCATTCTAACTGTTGAACCATTAGAAAGTTCGATTACTTTATCTTTTGCATTATCTTTGACTACCTCTAGTCCAAAATGTTTGATAAGTCCTCTTTGTAAATCGAATGATATTTGTGATAGTGAGTAGTTAGGCGACATAAGCAGTATATGTGAACCAGGAACTAGAGATACTAGTTGCCCGATTATATTAGCTATATAAGTTTTTCCCTGTCTACGAGAAACTGCTGCGCAAACAAAACGATACTTTGGATTGTTGATTGCATTGATAATTGCTGTTTGACTACTGTTAGGCTCTATACCAAGAAGATCCATATAACCGTCAACCGGTAGTTTTAAATAACGAGCTTGCTCATTATAATCCATAAGATACTCGCCTACAATGTCTTCTCTACTGATAGTAAGCATTAGTGTAAGGTCTCAAGTTTAAAAAAGTTGTCCTCATCCTCAGAAGAAATTAATCCTTCTTCTTGCATCTTAGTATATAGATATAAATAAGCAGTAGATAATTGCTTTATCTTCTGCTCTCTTAAAGTTAACTTTCGTTGTTCTTCAGTTTTTTCACTGTGAACAAGTAAAGCTGTGCTGTTGATCAAACATTCATCTAACCAAAGTTTTCTTCCGTCTACTTGCATTATTTTTTCCTTCTTCTAATTCCTTTAACGTGTTTTTGTGATTTTGGTGGTCTTTTCTTAGAACCACCTTTACCTGCCCAAAATACTTTATTAGCCCAGTATGCCGCTGAGGACTTACCTTTTCTAATATTCTTTGCATGTCGAGCTTTGAAGCTTTTACGGGCTTCAGGACTATAATTATGTCCCATTCCTTGTGCGCCGAAGCGTATAACCTTAACTTTACCCCCTACTCGAACAGCAACCACAGCTTTTTTTGTTTTGTGCTTTGGTGTTCTTTTAGGAGCGTTAAGTCTAGAAAGTCCGACTCTTTTTAGTCTAGATTTCTCTCCAGTTGTTAGAGCCATTAGACTCTCTTACCAAATCTCGCTCTTGGGGGATTTGTAGTCTTTCCATACCTTGGTCCAATAGGTTTAGCTGCAGCTTTGTATCTCATTGCTTCTATACCATATGGATTTTTAGTATTAACCAAAGCGCCTGCTGCTGCATTCATATCTCTGGTAATTCCTCTTTTCAGTTTATGTTTTCTGATCTTCTGGGTATTATGTTTCCCAGTAGGTCCTTGTAAAAAACCTGCCATATTTCTCTCCTTTTTGCTTAGCGTTTACGTCTAGTAGTACGCTTCTTTCTTTTTGCGAAGGTTCTTACCATTGTAGGCTTACCCCCGACTCCTTGTTTAACAGATCTTTTCCTGCGAATTGCTGAACGAATCTGTGCTTTTGTCATTCTAGCGGCTTTGGCTCTTGGTACACATTTAGGATATTTTCCTTTCTTGGAAGTTTTACGCCCACAAGGCATGTACCCACCGCCTTTCTTAGGTCTGGATATATCTACCCAACCTTCTTTAAACCATTTAGTTAATCCACCTTTTGGTTTTGCCATTACTTTCTCTTACGTCCAGTACCCATTCGGTACTTTCCGCCTTTGGCTTTGTAAGTTTTTACTAGCCATCCATTAGCGTATGCTGAAGGATATACTTTAAATTTTCTTTTTGCTTGAGCCTTCACTCTAGCATATAATGTTGGATTTGTTGGTACGGGTCTTTTCTTTGCTGCTTTTCTTTTTCTTGGCATTTTACTCTGGATCGCCTGGAACCCAGTATGGATGTTCACCATCCACATTCTCTAGCATTTCCATGGCCTCTGCGGTATAGTCCGCAATGATTTTATTTGGACCTTCAAATTCGACACCAGCTGTGTCCCATTCAACAGTTACAGTTAGTTCATTACCATTTATAGCAGTAACTCTAGAGTCTCTCCATGTTCTACGATTACCGTTCTCATTTTCAGGACCGTATATTCTCCATAGCTCATTAATCTCCATCTAAAGTGTCCCAATCTAGTACTCTAACATCTATTGCAATGTTTTCACCAATCTGATTCTCATCAAAAGAATCCTCTTCTATTGTCATATGGAATGAAAAATCATCAAGATAATATACAGTACCATCTTGGTACCCATTATCGTTGTATGCTCTTACATTGTGTCCAACCTTCGGCAATGCCATTTTATTCTCCTATATTCTGAGTAGTAATTTTAGCGTTTTTTTGAGCTTTAATCATAGCATCTTTGATGTCTACTTTACCATCTCTATTCTGGTCTTTACCTATTAAGATATTCCATATATACATTAAATATTCCATTTACTTTTTCCTTTTTAGTATTGCTCGTTGTAAGGCTTTTGGAAGTTTTTTCTGCGCTGCAGTTAAACCCTTCTTCTTTTTACCTTTTCCCTTTTTCTTTGGTCTACCGACCTTTGAACCGTATGTTCCTTTACCTTTTGGCATGATCACCTCCCCATAGTCCTTTTGGACACTTTGCCTTTTTAATTTTTACTTTTAAAGGCATGTAACACTTACACATGTTACAATAATTAAACTTTGGTACTAGTTCAGGACACTTCTTACAAATGTCAAATCTAGTGTTCGCGGACGTAGTTATTAGCGTCATCTTCTGTTAGTAGCTTAGCTACTCTTTTTCCTTCGAGTGTGTAGACGTACCAACTACCTCTTTTTTCGGTAATGTAGTACTTTGCTTCGACTGGGGCTTCTACCTTTATTTCAGGTGTTCCAGCTTTCATTTCTTTTGTTTTATATTCCATAGTTTCTCCTAACTGTGCATGAGCCAAATACTAATTATTATCCCTGCGGCTCCAACTATTATTGTTCCTGCAGATGCTATAATTATAGACTCTATCCTTTTTATATTATCATCCATGTCGTCGAATCGATTGAACGCAGTCTTCCAGCGTTCTGCACAAACAGCCTCATGTTTTGCAAGATCACTTGCTACTTGTTCTACTTCCATTGGGTTATCCTTAGATTTCTTAGTTAGCTATTTGTAACTATGTATAAATTATATCAAAAATTGTACCTGAAGTCAAGTATTATTTTCGTATGGTATATATTTTAACGGGCTCAGACTTGCCTTTTACCGTTACATTATCTAAAAATTCATAATCATATCCATCCACTAAACTGTGTTCAGATATAATTAAGTCAGTATCGTAATTCTTGCAAGATGACTCTAATCGAGCAGCCAAATTGACAGAATCCCCAAGCACACTGTAGTCAAACCTACTACTGCTACCAAAGTTGCCCACCACGCATAGACCCGTATTGATTCCAGCACCTGTATTAATTTGGTCAAGGCCCTCTTCTCTAAGTGTTTCATTTAAATCTCCTAATGATTCTTTCATCTCAAGAACCGCTTTTGTTGCATTTTCAACTTGTTCTTCATCATCTAAAGGCGCACCCCAAAATGCCATGATGCAATCGCCCATGTATTTATCAATTGTGCCGCCATGTTTTAAAATTATTTGAGTCTGATTGTCTAAAAAACGATTTATCAGACTGGTAAGACCTTGTGGGTCTTTTTGGTATTTTTCCGATATCGGGGTAAATCCTCGGATATCAGAAAAAAGAAAAGTTAGTCGTTTTGTCTCCCCACCCAGTCTCAGCAATGTGGGGTCCTCCTGTAATTTTTTAACCAAGGCAGGGCTAACATACGTCCCGAATTGTTGTTTAATTCTCATTTTCTCAAGATAGGTAGTAAAGAAACTACGGAAACTTTCAATACTCCAGAATAAAATCCATGCAATTATGATTCCACTAACGTCAAATAAGTAGGAAGATTCATATAACTTCAGACTTCCGTAATATGCCCCACCAACTACGATTAATAAGGTAGGTAAGGAAAACCATATGGATCTTGTTGCAAATAAGAGGAGTAAGAGCCCGAAGAAAGCTCCTGCGAGTTCGGCTCCGGCAGCCCAAGTAGGAGTAGCAGGACTAGTACCTGTAATAAGATTATGTAATATGTTTGCTTGAATTTCATGGGGATATTTTGCTCCTGCTGGTGTAGGTACTGGATTAGTGATTCCTTCTGCTGTTGTACCAAAAATGACAAAAGGAGCTTCGATTGGATTCTCTATGAATTCCAATCCTGTTTGTTTGTAAAAGTTTGTGTTCCAATTTAGAAAGACACGTGCATTTGCATCTGTGTTCATGAGTGGATAATTTGGAACTCTTACCCACTCTACTCCGGCTTCGTTAGTCTTTAGCTGATAGCTAGGATCGCCTACCGCGACTCTTAACAATTCTAGGGCGAAGCTTGGATATATTTTGCTTTGGCTTGCTACGACGAGTGGTATTCGTCTTGTAACGCCGTCTAATTCTGGGCTGACTGCAACCACACCCGCACCCGCTATGGATTCTGCTAGGGCTGGTGTTGCTGGTAAAATTCCGGGATAAGTTAATAGCCATGGTTTTGGGTCCTCTCCTAATTGTACAGTACCCACATGAGGGCCTTGTGTACTTACTTGTGTCGATGCTGCATTTGCAAGGACAGTTGGAACACGCTGCATTCTCATAGAGAAGTATTCATCATACTCTTTTCCACGAATATCAGGACTAGGCATTAATACCGTAAATCCTGGTACAGCTGTTGTAGTTGTTATTAAATCTCCGTAGATTGATCTGGGTAGAGGCCATCCTCCATATACTTTTAAAAAGTCTTCATCTAAGTCTACAATAAGTATATTCTCATTTTGTACTGGCTCTGTGTTCATTATCAGATAATCGTAACCAATTAGTTCGAGTCTCTGCATGAGTGCAGGGTTCCAGATAAGAAGTCCCATAGCAACTATAAGTGTTATAAATTTATTCATATTAAGTCCCATCCATGGTTTGCTATTGCGTTTAGTATAATAAAGATACAAGTTGCCATATGAGTAAACCACCATATAGTTCTTATAATAGCTATCTTGTCTGCCTGAGCGTCAGTCTCTCCTACTTTCTCTCCTAGGGATTTTGCCCATAATCTCCAATATTTATTCATTGTCTAAAATTATCTTTGTATTATTTATTACTGCTAGAGTTACTAGAAAGTTTGCAAACATTAAGAAGTTCTCATCTTCTTCCCAGAACAGTCCTCCATATCGTGCAACCTCACTCCACGCAACTTTATGTACTACGAGTCTTCCTAAAGAAGGTTTTTCAGGTAGAAAAGGATTTGCTTCTGTTCCATAACCTTGTTGCACAGCATGATATGTAGTAGCAATATCAAGTGCATTAATTACTAAGTAGTACTTATGTCTTGGATTTTCCAAGTTCATTCTCATTTGAAATTTACTACGTTCTATGAGTTTGCCGTCTATTTCTATCTGAGTGTAGTCCCAAGGGGTATCAACCTCCAGATTGACGGATGCGAATAGTGGATTGGCCACCAGAATTAAGAATAACGTTATATGCTTTACCATCTTGTTCAATTACTATATTATAGCTTGTCTCGCCGTTGAGCTCTAGTTGTACTGATTGGACGACACTACGAATAAGAGTTATCTTATCAGCATCTCCAAAGGTTATTATTTGTGTGCTTGGATCTTGCCCAAACAATGTTCCTTGTATATCAAACTCTGCAAAAGCTGATGCTCCTCGTTGCTCTGCTATTGCAAGAGCATCTAGTTCTTCGATAACTTCCAGTAAGTCTTCAAGAAAGTTTACATCTAAGTAATCTATATCAAGTTCATTAAATTCTAAATCATCTGTAAAAAAGTCTTGGTCTAACCCGTCATAAGCGAGGTAATCGACATCAAGAATATTGTCATTAGAGTCATCACTTCCATTCTGTCCTGTAATTTCTTCTTCTTCATCTTTAGGTGGGCTCACTATGAGCATGTTGTCTATGAGGTCTAAAGTTAAGTCTAATATCATTGGAGCAGTTGGTGTACTCTCCCACATACTAGTAACAGTAGATTCATACGGTTTATTTAGTATGACTTCTCCCATGGCAGTTGCTACTACAATCTCTCCTGAAGGAAGTCCCGTATTTGTGTCTGGTAATAAAATTACTAGACTTCTTCCCAATTCATCTACTGTGACTGTAAAGTCTGTTCCACGAATTGCGATTTGTGATGTTGGAGTCTCAATCTTAATATTGTTCTTATTGATCTTCCCAATTCCACCTGTTATGAAACGTGCTGTTCCACTTGCAAACTTTAATGACATCTGTGACTTCGAGGGATTCGGGTCAAAGATTACTTTGTCTATTATAAGTTTGCTATGTTCTGTTAGTCTGACTACTGAATTGTCTGAAAATGTTATGCCTACTCGCCCATTAGCTGTACGTACATCATCCATTTGCTCAATGTCAAAGCCTAAGTCCGTTTCGTAGGGTTTGTCTCGAAGGACTTGCCCTACTCCACGTAGTTCTGTAATGCTTCCTATATCAGCATGAAGTGGAAGTCCCACCATCATTCTGAATAACACAAATATTACTATTGCTCGCATTACTTTCAATTT